CTGCCTTGGCTGATGAAGATCCCGACCAGTGTGGTGGCGCTGGCTGTATCGATGCTCCTGTGCCCGCTGGCTGTGGTGATCGCCTGCCAGTACTTTAAAATTGTGATCGTCTGGTACTACATGTTTGCATCCTTTATTGCGGCTTTTGTGGTCTATTTGGTTGCCACAGGAGGCTGGGAACGGATTGCAGATATCTGGCAGCGGACGAAATATAATCGAAAATAATACGGATCATGAGGGCGGGTAACCGTCCTCTTTTGGTACCGGCGCAATGCCGGAGAAAGTGAGGAATATATGAGAATCAATGTACACGCAGGGCATAACCCGGCAGGGAAAGTAGCTTGTGGGGCTGTTGGACTGATTAACGAGTCGACAGAAAACAGACGTGTGAAGGATGAAGTGATCGGCCAGCTCCGGCAGCTTGGCCATACAGTATATGATTGTACTGTGGACAACGGTACCGGTCAGGCAGATGTGCTGAAAAAGATCGTGGCAAAGTGTAATGCTCATGCTGTGGATCTGGATGTGAGTATCCATTTCAATTCCGGTGCAGAGGATGAGAAAGGAAACGGAAAAACGACAGGTGTGGAAGTGCTTCTGTATTCGAGTGACAGCAAGGCGTACAACTGGGCAGAAAGGGTATGCAAAGCAATCGCATCCGTGGGATTTAAGAACCGTGGACTGAAATACCGTCCGGACCTGTATGTTCTGAAGAACACAACGGCTCCGGCTATGCTGGTTGAGTGCTGCTTCGTGGACGATAAGGATGATGTGCAGCTGTATGATTACAGGAGCATGGCATCAGCGATCGTCTTTGGAATTACCGGCCAGCACGTGCAGGATGCCCCGGAGAGCGACAGAGCGGAAGCAGGAGAGGAAACGCCCATCGGAAACAAAAATGCACTGTATCGGGTACAGGTGGGCGCATATGGCGTAAAATCCAATGCCGAATCTATGAAGAAAAAACTGCAGGCGGCAGGTTTCGATGCTCTGATCGTGCAGGCATAACAGGAACTTAAATAAAAAAAGAATTTCTGAAAGAGAGGGGGATTCCATATGGCCATGATTACTGTGGATGGTGTTGCGGTCAAGACGCCATCCGCTTTTTCATGGGGACTGCAGGATGTGTCCGATCCCGCATCCGGGCGGACGTTGGATGCTTTGATGCATAAAAATAGAATTGCGCAAAAACGGAAAATCTCCCTTTCCTGGAACCATCCCACTCCGCAGGAGGCATCCGCTATCTTGCAGGCATTTAATCCGGAATATGTGAGAGTACGGTATCCGGATGCGTTGAGCGGAACCAATGAGACCAGAACATTTTATGTGGGGGACAGATCGGCCCCCATGAAGATATGGACTGTCAGAAATAAAAGGTATTCCCAAGTATCATTTGACATCATAGAGAGGTAAAAGAGAATGCTGAATATATCCAATCAGTTCAAAAATGAATTATATGATGACAACAGGAACTATCTGTGTTATGCGGATATTACGCTTGTGGATGGCACTGTATTGAATCTGAAAGATAAGGACATATGGACAGACAGTTTCTCGATTGAAGATGCAGTGTCTGGTACCAGCAGTTTTTATATTGGTGCTGCTATTATCAATAAGCTGACATTGAGTATCAATAATATTTACGAGGAATATTCCGAATATGATTTCACAGGTGCTGTGGTGGTACCGTATATTGGTCTGGAACTTTCGGATGGACGGATCGAGAAGATCCGCAAGGGTGTGTTTACTGTGGATGAAGCGTCTTATGATGGTTCTATCATAACATTAAGCTGCCTGGATAATATGTATAAGCTTGACTTTGCATATTCGGAGAGCAGCCTGTCTTACCCTGCTACTCTGGGAGAGATTGTCAGAGACATTTGTTTTGTCTGCGGCGTGACTCTGCTGACCACTACATTTTTCAATTCATCTTATGTAGTACGGAATCGACCAGATGATCAGGCGTTGACCTGCAGACAGGTTTTGTCCTGGGCCGCTCAGATTGCGTGTTCCTGGGTGAGATGCGATACTTATGGGCGTTTTCGGTTGGACTGGTATGATTTAAGTGTGTTTGAAAATCCTGGTGGTTTGAATGGTGGCGTCTTTGATGAAGGAGATCCATATAAATCCGGAGATACTGCTTTTGGCGGCACTTTTAAGCCATGGACAACAGGGGATGATTTTCATGGTGGTTCATTCAAGGAGTTGAACAGTTACCATCATGTCTATTCTATGAGCGCTATGCAGATATGTACAGATGATGTGGTGATTACGGGCCTGAAAGTAACAGAAAGCTTTGAAGAGACTGACACAGATAAAGTACAGTCTTTCTTATTTGGGGTAGAGGGTTATGTGATTGCTGTTGAGGGGAATGATCTGATCCAGAACGGAATGGCGGAAACCGTTGCAAAGTCTGTCGGCGGCAGGATAGTTGGTATGCGTTTTCGCCCATTTGATGTATCGGCACTGAATGATCCGTCTATGGAAGCGGGTGATCCTGTGATCGTTACAGATCGGAAGGAAAGGTCCTATCAGTCCTATATTACGTCTACAACTTTCAAAGTAGGTAATTATCAGCAGGTACAATGCAGTGCAGAAACTCCCAGCAGAAATAATGTACAGAGATTTTCAGAAGCTACAAGAAATATTGTGAAAGCAAAGTGGGAAGCTGCAAAAAAAATATCAGATTATGATAAGGTAATGCAGATGCTGACAAATCTTATTACACAGTCATTTGGTGTATTTAAGACGGAAGAAAAACTGGAAGACGGGTATACGATCTTCTATCTGCATGATAAACCAAATCTTAATGAATCTGTGACTATCTGGAAAATGACAGCAGATGCTTTTGCTGTGACTACAGACGGCGGTAAGACTTGGAATGCGGGGATGGACAGCCAGGGGAATGTTGTGGTGACGGCGGTAAGACTTGGAATGCGGTGATGGACAGTCAGGGGAATGTTGTGGTGAATGTGCTTTCTGCGATTGGCATCAATGCTGAATGGATCAATACTGGGGAGTTGGTCGTAAAGGATGATAAAGGAAATGTAACTCTGCTTGCCAATGTAGATACTGGCCGCGTTGTCATCAATGCAGAATCAGTCAGTATTTCCGGAAAAAGTGTTGCAGATATCGCACAAGGAAAGGTAGATGCGCAGACGCAGACGGATATATTCAACAAACTGACCAATAATGGAGAGATTCAGGGGATTTATATACAGAATGGAAAATTGTATATAAATTCTGAATTCATTGTTACCGGAAAAATATCATCCCAGAACGGGCGCGTATATTTTTATTTGGACAATAGTGAAATTGCATGTAACAAAATGATTGACAGGTCGAACGAGTATATTACGATTGATGGCATTTCTTATGAAAATCTTGTTTTGCAATTGCAAAAAGTATCATATGAGAATAGATATATGTATGGGTTTCTTTTGTGTAAAGAAGGAAATGAAGATAATGGTATCCTTATTTCCCAGTCAGTTCCGGGTGGTGACATATCAACAATAAGAGGGATGAATGGCCTATACATCAGGGGTGGGGCTGGAAGATATGGATATCCACTTATACGCCTTGAAGAGGGCGGTGCAACAATGGAGACCAAAGAAAATTCTTCTGTTAGTTTATATGACGATAATGTCATTTTACAGAATGGAGGAGGAGGATACATTCAGATATCCAGTGGTTCCGTTTTGATTTCCGGTAATGTTGATGTCATGAATGGTGATTTTGTTGTATATGGGAAAAAGAACAGAGCATGCAAAACGCATGGATATGGAGACCGGTTGCTGTATTGTTACGAAATGTCGTCGCCCATGTTCGGTGATATTGGCACTGGAAAAATCGACTCAACAGGTCAGTGTCACATATACTTTGACCATATTTTTCAGGAAACCATCACATCCGAAATGACCTATTATGTTGTCCTGCAAAAAGAAGGGCAAGGTGATTTGTGGGTAGAAGAAAAGATGCCAGAATATTTTATTGTGATAGGTACACCAGGGTTGACATTTTCATGGGAAGTGAAAGTCAGGCAACGGGACTATGAGTATGAACGGATGGAGAATTTGGATGATAGTGAGAAAGAAATAGAGATAGA